GGTCGTGGCGCAGTAAAAGAAGATGACCTTGATGAAAAAATTACACCATCAGAACTAAAAGCTCAATTAAAAGCTAATAGCAGGGCACGTGCACTAGCAGCTGCTGCTGCTGCTGCCGCTGCAAATAACCCTAAAAATGACCTTGAGCGGCCTTCCGTATACAAAGGGAACTTTGGTGATCGTGAAAAAGCTATAAATTTTAGAGCTCAATTAAAAGCTAAAGCTGCTGCAAATAAGCCTAAAGATGACCTTGATGAAAAAATTGCATCAAAGCCAGAAATGCCAAAGAGGAAGTTAGATTGGGAAAAGATTAAAGCAGTTCGTGCTGCGCGCAAAGTAGCCAAAAGCGCTCGTCATGGCGATACTTCACATCTACCAAAAGGGTTTTCTTCTACTTTTCACAAAGAAGATGTTGAACTAACTGATGAAGAACTAGAACGCTTAGAAATTATTGCTCAATCTCTAGATGAAGCAAAACCAACTATTGTTTCAGCTCCTATCCGCGGTGCAAATCAGGATCAAAGCGGTTTTGGAACAAAAGGATCTACAGCTGACTATACTATCTCTGATGAAAAGAAAAAAGAAGAACCCCCTTTTGATGGTCCATACAAGAAGTCTGATGAAAAGACACCTGCTCGTTCTCATTTGAAGTCTTTGGTGAAGAAAGCGCAGACTGGATTACCAACAAAAGAAGAAACGGAACTTGATGAAGTTATTAAGATTGGCACTAAGGTTAAGATGCATGCCCCAGGAAAAGATTATCATGATCAAGTTGGTCATGTAGGGGAAATTAAACATGGGCTATTCAAGGGCGCTGAAAAATCGTACACAGTCGATTATGGTGATGAAAGAAAGAAGTCGGTACAGTTAGATAAAGCTAATGTAAAGATGCACAAAGAAGAAACAGATCTTGATGAAGCAAAACGCGGGCGCCCAAAGAATAATCCAGAACCAGGCGAAGACGAAGATGAACATGAACATGTTATCATGCAACTACGTAAAGTTGTATCAACACATGGCGCACTGCCAGTAAAGCATCTTGATGGTATGTCAACAAAAATATCTCCACAACTTGCTCAACATGCTCTCAATAAGCATAATGTTATGAAAACCGCCGCCGAAAAGCAAGATTATGAACAAAAACTGCATAAGAGTCACGACTCCATGAAAAGTGCTCTCGGTCAGTAATAAATAATAAAAACAGTTTACTAGGAGTACTAAAAATGTCACTTTGGACAAGAACAGATGGCGATGGAGGTAAACCAAAATACCTTTCAGACGCTGAAAAAGCATTAACATTCGGTATGGATACTACCGAAATTTCAGCTGGTGGAGACAATGTTACCAGCGTAGCCGTTGCTGCTGGCGCTACTCGTTATCTAGAAGTACCAGCAGTTACATTCTCGGGTGGTGGTGGTTCTTCTGCTGCTGCAACTGCATCTATCACTAGCGGTGCAGTTTCTGCAATTACTGTAACAACAGTTGGTTCTGCATATACTTCAGCACCAACTGTTGCAATTGCAAAACCAAGACGTATTATTCTTACTTCTGGTGTTACAACCGGTACTGATACTTTTACATATACTGCGCACGGTTTAAATGCTGGTGATGCTGTTGCGTACAACAATGGAGGTGGTGCTTCAGCTACTGGTTTAACTTCTACAACAGTATACTATGTTATTGCTTCTGGTCTAACAGCCAATGCTTTTAAAGTTTCCGCTACTTCCGGTGGATCAACTGTTGACATTACTGGTACTGGTAACAATGCTCAGTACTTTGAAATCCAAGCAACCGCTGACCAAGCAACTGCTACTGCATCATTAGGTTCTGGTGCTGGCGGACCTTCTGCTACTCATGCTGGTTGGGTTCTCCGTACTGTTGGTACTGGCGGGCGTGCAGGTCGTATTCAGTATGAAACATTGGTTGCCATGGGTTCTATGTCTTCTGATGCTTCTGACGATACAGTTCTACCTGACGCATAATAAGTAGTTATATTATTATGGCAAATGAATCTAAAAAGATTTCAGATCTTGCGGTAGCAACTACTCTGTCTGCAACGGACAGAGTAGTTGTTCTTGTGAATCCATCTTCAACAGCTAACGTAAAAACTATTACAACAAGCAATTTTGCTAATAGCGTAGCTTCTAAGTTTATTTCAAATTCAGCACCAGTAAGTAATACTTCAAACGGCACTACGGGACAAATAGCTTATAGTAATACACATCTTTATATTTGTGTATCAAACAATACTTGGGGAAGGGCAACCCTTACTCTATCCTGGTGATGTATCATAACCAACTTACCGATGATAACTTCTTGGTTTATTGTGCTAAAATATACGATAATCCTCAAATGACCACTTCAGAAGAGTTTCTTGAGGATTTAGATAGAATAAAGTATATCAAGAAGCTTATCACCCGGTATATTGAATCAAATGATCTTAAAGAACAATTGATATTAAACCATATCATAACTTTACATAATTGTTTTGGTGTTCACTTATCTAAGATATTATACTTGAAACTTGAAAAACAGTTTCATTGTATAAAACCGTTTTTAATTATGCTTAATGCTTTACCTGAAGTAATATATAATGTAGGCAACTACAATAAAGTATACACAGATGAAATACCTATGGATTTAAACATAATAAAAGCGTTAAGGAAAATTAATAATGGCTATTAAAGAAGATATGACTGCAACCGTACCAGCAAATGCTGCTGGTTCAGGTAATATTGCAGGCATCGGTGTCGGTCCAAAGGGTGAACCAGGCGTTTATCCTAAAAAGAAAAAATTGAGAGATATTACTCTCACAAAGACACCACTTAAAATAATCATCCAAAATAAACTCCCATGATTGAAGAACATCGTTTAAATCGTATAGAAGAAGTTATAGCACAACTATCAAATGTAGCGCATGACGTTGCAAAGATGTTAGCTGTCAATGAACAACGAATAAATCAACAAGAAAAAATTACTGATACAATAGGGGCTAAGTTGGAAAAAAGAGATGATGAAGTAGACAAGAAGTTTGTGAATGTCTATAACGCAATAAAAGAAGGTGATGCCGACATTATAGCCACCATCGAAAAAATAGCATTAACCCGTGAAAAACAGTTTGATGAAATAAATAAAAAAATATCAAGACTAGAAAAATGGGGTTGGATGGCAATAGGCGGCGGTCTAGTGGTTGGATTCTTACTTTCAGTAGCTTTTAATATTGTTAAGTTAGCACAATAAAATAGGGGTTGACATTTTTCTCTAAGTGTATATAATAGTCTATGACACAATAATGAATAGTATAGGCTATTGTTATGAATTGGTTAGAGACCAAATATATTGGAATTATGTCTATTCGACTAAGGAACTTCAAACGGAAGTCTCATAGTCTATATAACTTCTCCTGTAATCTTTGTGGTGATTCTGAAGTTGACAAGAGAAAGGCTAGAGCTTATTTCTATGTTAAAAAAGGAAAGACTTTTATGCATTGCCACAATTGTGGCATTACTATAGGATTTGAAAAATTCCTTGAAAAGATTGATACATTATTTTATAATCAGTATTCAATTGAGAAGCTTAAGGATTACAAGTCTCCACAACAGTGGGATCTTAAAGAGTTTGTAAATAAAATGAAGAAACCAAACTTCATGAAATCAGAACCTCTGAAAGGTCTAAGGAAAATCAGTCAACTAGATCATGATGATCCTGTCAAAATACTAGTATCCAATCGTAAAATCCCAAATCCATATCATGCAAAGATGTTTAAAGTACCTAAGTTCTTTGCATGGGTCAATAGTTTCATCCCCGATAAGTTTGATGATGAGGCTTTGCTCTATGATGAGACACGACTTCTCATTCCGTTCTTAAATAAGAACGGTGACATGCATGCTTTTCAGGGCAGGTCACTAAATTCAAAGTCTAAGACTAAGTATATTACGATTGTGCTAGATGAAACTCAACCAAAAATATATGGGCTAGACACCGTTGATACTTCAAAAAAAGTTTATGTGTTTGAGGGACCGATCGATGCTTGCTTTATTCCAAATTCAGTTGCAACTGCTGGTGGTGATTTAGCAGCTGCGGTTGAGATTGTTAGTAAAGATAAGATGGTCATTTGCTATGATAATGAACCGCGCAGCCGTGAAACCGTAAAAAAGATTGACAAAGCAATCATAAATGGATATAATGTCTGTATATGGCCTTCCAATCTGGACTTTAAGGATGTAAATGATATGATTTTAGGCGGATTAAGTACTGATTTTGTTCGGTATATCATTGATCAAAACACGTTCAGGGATCTTAGAGCTAAAGTAGCTCTTCTTGCTTGGAAGAAGATTGATGCTTAAATGTGAAGTTTGTAATGAGACTGGTGTTTATTGCTATGATGAAAACCATGTCACTTGGTGTGAAAAGTGCTGTCTTCATGAAGATGGCTATTGGCTAGTAACCACTGAAAACCACGGTAAAGATTTTATTGGCAAATGGCTTTGTAAGAAATGCGGTTCTATTAAAAAGGTTTAAACTATGAGTGAAGTAATTCTAGAAGTAATAGATATTAAAGAAAACAATGATGGTTCTGCCACTATTATTGTGGATATGGATCAAGAAACTTTAAAGATATTTGCAGGTATTGGTATTACCAAAGCACTAAAAGATAGTGCTGAAGATATTAATAAAATTAATGCTAAAGATATTATTAAGGATAGTGCTGAAGATATTATGGATACTCAAATTCAAAATCTTTATGAGGTAAAAGATAAGTCACTAAAATCAATGCCCGTTGTCGCAGCTGAATATCTTGATGATGCAATCAAAGTACTAGAAAATAGACAAGGTAAATTTCCATTATCAAATAATGACAAACTTATTATTGATATATTATCAGAAACGTGTCAACATGTACTAGAAATTCTTATTGTTGCAAGGTCATTTCTTGATAATAATAAAACTTGATAAGTTTACACAACTTCCTTGCCATACTTGGTGTGATCCCGATTGTACTTGTTATCCATATCGGATACAAGATCAAGATGAAAACAAAAAGGAACAAGCATTAAATGAACCTGGAAAGTTTCTTTGAAGATAAAAAGGAAGATCTTTATTCTGAGAGAGTTGATATAGAAACTAGACGTAGAACTAGACTTGCTGTTGCTGCATATGCTTATGAAATCATCAACCAACCCATTATGACAGATGCTGAATTTGATACTTTAGCAAAACAGATTGATCTTTCGGTTAATACTCGGCGCCCAGAGTTGGATAAATGGTTTAGAGAAAACTTTGAGTTACATACTGGAATGTGGATTCATAAACATCCAGACAAGCGCCGACTAGACCAACTTGCAACCAATATTTTAAGCAAAAGATAATATCATGAATACTACTAAGATTGTAGCTGTGACTAACCCATTTGTTGATGGAGTCAAATCTGCCGACGAGTTTATTGCTTATACTGCTAGAGTTTCAAATCCATCCAATCAGATGAATACAGAAACTTCAGAAAAACTTTTAAAATATTGTATCAGGAATAAACATTTCAGCATATTTGAAATGGTGAATGTAGTGATGGAGATTAATACTACCAGAGACATAGCCCGCCAAATTCTTAGACACCGCTCGTTTAGTTTTCAAGAGTTTTCCCAAAGATACGCTGATCCTATTAAAGATCTTGGGTTTATAACTCGTGAGGCAAGACTTCAAGATAAAAAGAACCGACAAAATAGTATTGAAGTAGATGATGTTAGATTAGGTCAAGATTGGGAAGGACGACAAACTTATTTGCTTGAAGTTGTAAAAGAACAATATAACTGGGCTATTCAGAACGGCATTGCTAAGGAACAAGCGCGAGTAGTACTACCAGAAGGTTTAACACTTTCTAGAATGTATATGAATGGTACTCTTCGTAGCTGGATTCATTACTGTGAGCTCAGAATGTCAAACGGTACTCAGAAAGAACATCAACTTATTGCTGAATCCGCTTGGCAAGATATTTGTAAATACTTCACATTTTTAACTAAAGAATAAGAGGTCCTAATGACGATTAATGTAAAGAAAAGAGATGGGGCTATTGAACCACTAAATCTGGAAAAGTTTCACAGAGTGGTATCCTGGGCATGTGAAGGATTATCAAACGTTTCTGAGTCTGAAGTAGAAATTAAGTCACAGATTCAATTCTATAACAATATCAAGACTATTGATATTCAAGAAACTCTAATCAAAGCTGCTTCAGAACTAATTACTGAAGCAACTCCAAACTATCAGTATGTAGCTTCACGCCTTATCAACTATCATCTTCGTAAGCAAGTCTATAATGGACCAAATCCATGTTATCTATTTCAACATGTAGTCAACGTAGTTTCTGATGGTTATTATGAAGCAAATCTACTATCATGGTATGATGATGAAGAATACAAGATTCTGAATAGTTATCTAGTACATGACCGAGATTTCAATATTCCTTATGCTGGAATGGAGCAACTTCGTGGTAAGTATCTAATCAGAAATCGCGCTACAAATAAATATTATGAAACACCGCAGATGAGCTATATGCTCATTGCAATGGTTCTATTCCACAAATATCCAAAGAATGAGCGCTTGAAATGGGTAAAAGATTTTTATGATGCAACTTCAACTTTCGAAATCTCTTTGCCGACTCCTATCATGGCTGGTCTACGCAGTCCACAAAAGCAATTTAGTTCTTGTGTGTTGATTGACTCGGATGATTCTCTAGATTCTATTAATGCTACTACCTCATCTATTGTAAAGTATGTTTCACAAAAAGCAGGCATTGGTATCAATGCAGGACGAATCCGTGCTATTGGTTCACCAATCCGCAATGGTGATGCAACTCATACTGGTTTAATCCCATTTTACAAGATGTTTCAAGCTGCTGTTCGCAGCTGCTCACAGGGCGGAGTTAGGAATGGAGCCGCAACTTTATTTTATCCAGTCTGGCATTATGAAGTAGAAGATCTTATAGTCCTAAAAAATAATAAAGGTACTGAAGAAAATAGAATCAGACATATAGATTATGCAGTTCAATTTAATAAACTCATGTATGAACGTCTACTTTCGGGTGGTAATATTACACTATTTTCACCTTCTGATGTTCCAGGATTATATGATGCATTTTTTGTGGATTATGATAGATTCAAGCAACTTTATGAAGAAGCAGAAAAAAATCCAAATATTCGTAAAAAAACTGTTTCAGCTTTAACATTGTTTGGTAACTTTATTCAAGAACGTAAGGATACCGGCAGAATCTATCTAATGAATGTAGATCATGCAAATGATCATGGTTCTTTCATTAAAGAAGTTGCACCTGTTACACAAAGCAATTTGTGTATGGAGGTTCTTATTGCAAATAAGTCACAAAAACATTTTTTTGATGAAGAAGCGGAGATTGCATTGTGCACTCTTGCAGCAATTAACTGGGGGAAAATCCGTGCTACTTCTGACTTTGAACGTCCTGCTCGACTTATTGTTAGGGCTCTTGATGAGCTGCTTGATTATCAAGATTATCCTGTTGTGGCAGCAAAAAATTCAACTATGGCTAGACGCCCATTGGGTGTTGGTATTACTAATTTTGCTTATTGGCTTGCTAAAAATGATCTTACCTATTCTAATATTGGCGTAGAAGGTCTAAAGAAAGTCCATGAATATACCGAAGCATGGTCATATTATATCATCAAAGCTTCTGCCGATCTAGCACAAGAAAAGGGTGCTTGCCCTAAGTCAACTGAAACTAAGTACTCTTTAGGCGTTCTACCTATTGACACTTACAAGAAAACTGTTGACAATCTAGTAGATCCGGTTTATAAAATGGATTGGAACTCTCTACGTATTCAGCTGTCAGAACATGGAATCCGTAATAGTACTTTAATGTGTGGAATGCCGTGTGAAACAAGTTCTCAAATTTCCAACTCTACTAATGGTATTGAACCAGTGCGAGCTTTGATTTCTATTAAACAAAGTAAAGATGGGGTACTCAAGCAAGTTGTACCAGAAAGCAAAAGACTTAAAAATAAATATGATCTTCTATGGGATCAGAAGTCTCCAGAAGGGTATCTACAAATCTGTGCAGTACTACAGAAGTTTATTGACCAAGCTATCTCTGTAAATACTAGTTATAATCCTAAGCATTATGATAATGATCAAATTCCTATGTCAGTTCTAATGAAAGATATCATTCAGTTCTATCAGATGGGTGGTAAAAATTTATATTACTTTAATACATTTGACGGTGCTGGTGAACAAGAAGTACTTCCAGAACTAGAGCAATCCAAAGTTGATGATGAAACATGTGATAGTTGTACTATATGATACTTCAACTTAATCCACCGCTTCCTCTTGAAACACCCCAAGGTAAAGCATGGGCGCATTTTATAATAGATTATGGACTTGAGCATGATCTACTTTGGGTGTGTTTTCAAGATGAAACAAGAGAATGTTGGACTTGGTCTAATAAACAAATAAAGATACAAAAAAACATTACTGTAGGTAGATAAAAAAAATGGCTTATAGCGTATTTGATTATTCAAATAAAAAAAGTCACCTTAAATCTAGACTATTTTTTGATGAAACTCCTACTATTGCTAGATTTGATAAACAAAAGTATCCTTTTCTAGAAAAATTAACTCGACAACAAATGAGTTTTTTCTGGGTACCAGAAGAAGTTGATCTTTTAAAAGACTCAAAAGATTTTCGTGATCTATCAAAGCACGAGCAACATATCTTTACAAGTAATCTAAAGCGCCAGATTCTTCTTGACTCAGTGCAGGGTCGAGCACCTACGGTTGCATTTGGTCCTATCTGTTCTTTACCTGAACTTGAAAACTGGATTGTGGCATGGACATTTAGTGAATCAGTCCATTCACGATCTTATACTCATATTATTCGCAATGTATATTCAGATCCATCAAAGATTCTGGATGAGATTATAGATATGCAAGAAATTGTGGATTGTGCTAAAGATATCAGTCTTCATTATAATAATCTTATTGATTGGAATAACAGCGCTTCAGTTAATACTCTGACTGATAGTGATAAATATGGTCATAAAAAAGAACTTTGGCTTACTCTTATGTCAGTCAATATCCTTGAGGGTATTCGCTTCTATGTCAGTTTTGCTTGTTCGTGGGCATTTGCAGAATTGAAGAAGATGGAAGGTAATGCCAAGATTATCAAGCTTATATGTCGTGATGAAAATTTACATCTAGCTAGTACACAACAACTTTTAAAAGTACTTCCACTAGATGATCCTGATTTCAGGCAAATACAAGAAGAAACAAAAGCAGAATGTCTTGATATGTTCCTTAGTGCAGCAGAACAAGAAAAAGCATGGGGTGAATATCTATTCAAAGATGGATCAATGATTGGCTTAAATAAGCAACTTCTAAATGAATATGTAGAATGGATTACTAATCGTCGTTTGACTGCCGTTGGTCTTCCAAGTCTTTATAAGACCAGTTCAAACCCATTACCATGGACAAGCAAATGGATTTCTGGTGGAGAAGTACAAGTAGCTCCTCAGGAAACGCAAATAACTTCTTACATTATTGGCGGAGTAAAGAATGACGTTTCAACTGAATCGTTAAAAGATTTTAAACTATAAGGAAAAAAATATGAGTTGGGCAAAAGGCAGTGCATTGTTTGCAGAAATAGCAGAAAATATTGAACGACATGTACATGATGAACAAATCAAGATTAATATTTACTATGAGATGATTTCTTCATTTGAAGATTTTGATGCTGATAATATAAATGAATGTTTAGGTATAAGTGATTCTTTAGATTCTGTATTAAAAGAAATCTATAATATAGATGATAAAGATTATTTTTTAGATGAAGATGAAGATCCTTGGAATGATGGTGGTAGGGAAAACTTTGGTTAAAAATAAGTAGTATAAGTATAGGGGAAAGGAGACGTCCCCTATGACTTTATGGTTATATGATGAAAAACCTATAGACACAGAAAAAATAATTGACTTTATAGGATTTGTGTATATAATAACTAATGAGACCAATGGTAGACAATATATTGGTAAGAAACTATTGAAGTTTAAAAAGACCAAAGTAATAAAAGGTAAAAAGAAAAAGTTTTTACACGACTCTGATTGGCAAACCTACTGGGGGTCCAATGATGAACTAAAAAATGATATAAAAATATTAGGTGAAAATAATTTTACCAAAGAAATTATAAGATTTTGTACTTCAAAAAGCGAGTTAACTTATTTTGAGTTGAAAGAACAAATAATTCGAGGTGCTCTAGAATCCAATAAATTTTATAATGCGTGGATTATGGTTAGAGTTCGGAAAGATCATCTAAAAAATATAACACTTTGAGGATATAAACTATGCCATGGGCACATAAGACTAAATCAGGTAAAGGACGACGAAAAATTGGTTCAGGTAAACGAAAAAAGCGCCGCTTAAATAAAAAGAAATAGTATTGTGCAAAAGTTTGACCTAGAAAAAGTGAAACAGTTTATTTCTTGTTCTTCACAAGGGTCAAAAATCTATATCGGTGCAGATTCTGAACGTTTCAAACTCAATGGAGTTTGGCATGCAGATTATTATGTTGCAGTTATCATTCATAAAGACGGTAAGCATGGATGTAAAATTTTTGGTGATGTTGCAAGACAAAAAGACTTTGACTCAAAACCAAGTCGACCAGCGCTAAGACTCATGAACGAAGTCTACATGGTTCAGAAAATGTATGAAAGACTTACCGAGGTTATTGGTAAGAGATATGTAGAATTACATTTGGATATCAATCCTTTAGAAAGGCATGGTTCTTCATGTGTAATAAATCAGGCTATTGGTTATATTAGAGGAGCTTGTAATATTACACCTCAAGTAAAGCCAAAAGCTTTTGCTGCTTCTATTTGTGCAGATAGACTAAAAGATCTATTAGAAGCAGCTTAAATAAATAAAAAAAGGATAAAACAATGAGAATGCGCCTGATTGGCGCTATCATGAGCATAGTATTTCTGTTTTCAACTGAATCCTATGCTC